TCCACGGGTGAAGCGGTCGCGCCCGGCGTAACCGGGCAAATACACACGGACGGTTGGTTTTCTTTTCTACGAAAGGGATTGGCATGAGTGCTGAAACGATTTGTGAGACGTACATGGCCACGATGACGGCTGCCGAATGGTCTGCGGTCGCAGACAACCCGAGGCAGCGCGACACTGTCGGCCGTGCCTCTAAGGCCAAGCATCTCGACACACTTGAGCCGACGCACACCATTGTCAGCATTGCTGAGCTACCCGATGGAAAGCGGTACAAGCTTGATGGCCATACTCGAGCGTACAAATGGCAGGCCGACCCCAAGCTCGCGCCGGCTTTCCCGCTAGACGTTCGTGTCTACGTAGTAGCCGACTTGGCCGAGGTCAAGCGAATCTACATGCACTTCGACGGCAAAGCTGCGGTTGAGACTGCAGCCGACTTGGTGTTCGGCGGCATGCGTGAGGTGAAGATTTCGCCGAAAAGCGAATTTGTTCGCCGATCTCGGTTCGCCGCAGCGCTGACTGCCGCGTACAGCTACGTCTGCGGAGACATCATCAAGGTCACTCACTACGAGCGAGTGCGGTTTTTTCAGAAGCAAATCCGTTCGCTAGACACGTTTGTAGGTGCCACGAAGCGGATGTGCTCGCCCGCGACGTGCGTTTACCTGATGGCTCATCGCAAGCACGGCGACGCTGTCAACGATTTCTTTCAGCGATTCATTAAGGACGAGGGAATCAAGGACGGGCGACGCCGCGACAGCGTGCAGTGGTTCTCGGAACTGATGAGCGAGTACGTCAAGGCTGCTCGCGGAAAAGGCCCGGTGTTCAACCACTACGTCGGGCACGGCCTGCGTTGCGTCGAGATGTGGCTCAACGACAAGTCGTCGATGACGACCAGGCCGGCCGCAGCTGTTGACCCGCACAAGTACGGCGTGGACGAGAAGTAGGCCAAAAACCGCGCCATGGACGGCATGAACGCCCGGTCAGATCGGGCAGCGCGGGCTTCACGGAGGAAAGCATGGGCAGCGAATACGAACTGACGCCGACCGGATTGGTGGTTCACGACGGCTGGACGCCAGAGCTGTGGGAGGCCGCAGGCCATGAAATCGCCCGCTATCAGAAGGGGCTGATGTGGCTGATAGGCGACTGGCTCAACGCTGGCGACCGAGAGGGCTACGTCGAGCGCGGCAAACTTTCCGAGGCTTGCGATCGGTTTGGGATTTCTTACGACCACGCCGCGCAGGCAGTTCGTGTTTCGTCCGCATTTGAAAGTTGTGATCGATCACAACATTTGACGTGGACGCATCATTTTGCGGTCGCCAACCACGACCAGGCCGCAGAGCTCTTGGCGTGGGCCGCAGAGACCGGCGCGACCGTCAAGCAACTTAGGGAGGAGAAGCAGCGCCGCAGCATCGCAGCCGCGCCGGCCGCCACGGAAGCCAGCGGGACGAAGGGCGAAGTTTCCTGGGAGTTCAAGGTCGGCGACTGCCGGAAACTGCCGTACCCAGACAACCACTTTGATCTGGTTTTCTGCTCGCCGCCCTACGAGGCCCAGCGGTCCTACGGAGAACTCGACTTCAACCTGGCTGGCGAGCAGTGGGTGGCGTGGGCGACCGACTGCTACATGGAGTGCCTGCGGGTCTGCAAAGGGCTCGTCGCATGGGTGGTCGAGGGATACACGGACGATTTCGCCTACACGTCAACGCCGTTCCTGCTGCACGCCGACCTGCACCGTCGCGGCGTGAAGATGCGGAAGGTGGTCGTGTACCAGCGCAACGGCATCCCCGGCACCGGCGGCCCCGAATGGCTGCGGAACGATTGGGAGCCGATCATCTGCGGCACCAAGAACGGAAGGCTTCCGTGGGCAGACAACACCGCAATGGGCCAGCCGCCGAAGCAGAACGTTCCTCGAGTGGCGACCAACCGTCACAAGGACGGAAGCAGAAAGTCTGCGATCTACGTCGATCCCGAGGTCTGCAATCCAGGCAACATCATCAGCGGCCTCGTCGGCAGCGGCGGTATGGGCTGGCGGGACGCGACCAGAAACGAAGCGCCGTTCCCTGAGTGGCTTGCGGAGTTTTTCATTTGCAGCTTTTGCCCGCCAGGCGGCACGGTGCTTGATCCGTTCAGCGGATCTGGAACGACCGTGTCTATGGCCGTCAAGCACGGCCGCAACGGCGTCGGCATCGACGCGCGGCAAAGCCAAGTCTGGCTCGGCGAGACGCGGCTCCTGGGGACGACAGTTTCCGAACGTCAGCAAGGGCAAGGAGTTCTCGTATGACTCCGAATGTGATGGAACAAACACAAACAGCGGTAGAGATTCAAGTAAGGCTCTCGAATCACGAGACGCTGGTTGCTTGCTTTGTTGGGCTGATGCGGCAGATAAAGAGCCTTGCGAGGGGATCGAAAGACACGTATGGATTCGACGCCGATGTAAACGACGGCTGGAAGGTTCAAATGAACGGCGCGTGCGCCGAGCAAGCGTTCGCGAAAGCAACCGACAGGCACTGGGATTGCTCTGTTGACGTGTTTGCTAGGCCCGATTTCGCGCCGAACATCGACATCAAAACAAGGCCGTCACACGATTCCCTTTTGATCGTTAGACCTGATGCCCGCGATGAATGGAAGTACGTGCATGTAACCGGCACTCCATTTCGTAGGCACAAAATTCACGGATGGATTTACGGCCGGGACGCAAAGCGGCCCCAGTGGGAGGGGCGACCTGACCCAAAACGCCCGCCTTGTTTTCAAGTTCCCGGCGAAGCTCTGAGAAGCATTGAGGAGATTTGGGAAAATGGCCGGTGAATGGATTCCCCTTGACTGCAACCTTGGCACGAAGCCCGAGGTGCTCGAGCTGGTGGACGAAACCGGGCTGCCTGTTGAGGTGGTCTGCTGGCGTCTCATCCAGTTGTGGTCATGGGCCGTGTTGAACACGGCAGACGGCACGATCCGGGCCACGCCCCGGCGTGTGGCTGCCGTGGCCGGCGGTGACGAAGCGTTCTGGCTCGCTGTTGAGCGGGCTGGCTGGGTGTCGTTTTTGAGCGGCACCCTCACGATTGCCGGCTGGGATAAGCGTTTTTCCAACGCTGCCAAGGCTCGCGCCCTGCACGCCAGACGCCAGGATTCCTACCGGAGACGCCCGCGTGACGGTGGTGCGTCACAGGGGTGTGACGGTGCGGCGTCACCAGAGGAGAGGAGAGGAGAAGAGAAGAGAGAAGAAATACTACCGGCTGCGCCGGTTCCCACGAGCGATCCGGCAAAGCCGTCCCGCTCGCGGGCGAAGCCTGCCGTCTCGTGGACTGCTGACGCAGGGTGGCAGGGCATCACGGACGCCGATCGCCAGGAGTGGGCCGCCGCCTACCCCGGTGCCGTGCTGGACCAGGAGCTCGCCAAGGCGACCGCCTGGCTGCGAGCGAACCCGACACGGGCTGGCCGACGCAACTGGCGACGCTTTGTCGTGGGGTGGCTGCAGCGATGCCAGGACAAGGGCGGCACGAACCGCACCGCCGGCGTCAGGCCAGACGAGAAACCGCCGCCGAAGCGGTGGATCGACGAGTACCAACCAATCCCGTACCGCCGGCCAGCGGAGGCCGTGGCGCTTGCAGCGACGCTCAAACTCAAGGACGAGAACCCATGACCACCACCACCACCGACCGCAAGCCGCTCACCGAACGCCAGCGCGAAATCCTGCGTTGGCTCTCGGCCTACATCGCCGAGCACGGGTTCAGCCCGACGGTGCGCGAGTTGTGCCTGGCGTTCAAATTCGACTCGCCGAACGGTGCGATTTGCCACCTTGTTCCGTTGCGAAACAAGGGTTGGATCGAGTGGCACGACGGCAAGGCGCGCACGATCCGCGTGCTCGAGGAGGTGGCCTAATGAACCGCCCCCTCCCGTCATCCACCGTCGCTGATCTGTGCCAAGCCCACTCGTGGGACGACGACATCAACGACGGTGCCCGGTTCGCCCTGGAGCACGCCCACAACCACATTCGCCGGCTCATGCGTCGTGCGACGCGGTGTGCTCACCGGGCCGAGCTGCTGGAGGCCGAGAACGAGCAGCTCAAGGCTTACATCGTGGCGATTGGTGCGAACAACGGGGGTGCGACATGACGATTCACGACCTCGTGTGGATTGCGACCGGCGAGATTTTGCTCGCCATCACGTTCTGTGTCGGTGTGTTTACAGGGATAGCTCTCAAGCGAAAGGACTCGTGACATGACTGCGACAAAGGAACGAAAGTCGAAGCGTGCGAGCGGCGAAACCATGAATCGGGCAGACCTGTTGTCTGCGTTGGCTTCAGTAAGCCAAGCGATGTCTGGAGGGCGAAATAAGCCGATCCTGGGCAATGTTCTGTTGCACGACGGATGGCTCACGGGGACTGACCTCGAGATTCGCATTGACTGCCGTATCGAATGGGATGGCGAGCCGTTGTTGCTTCCATACCAGAGGCTTCACGCAATTTTGCGGGAGGTCAAAGACGAACGCATTGAGTTGTTGCCCGAAGGATCGTCCTGCATGGTCAAGGTGAAACGCGGCGAATGGCGTTTGCCCATTGAAGACGCCGCAGAGTTCCCCCTGTGGGAGCCTTCAGGACTTAAGCCGATGCCGATCCTGCCTTCTGATCAGTTTGCACGAGCCGCCGGGAGCGTGCTGTACGCGATAGACAGGGAGTCAAGCCGCTACGCGCTCGGCAGCGTTTGCTTTGAGGTGTCTCGAGAGAAGGGCGAGTGTTGGCTTGTCGCAACAGACGGCCGCAGGCTTTCTGTCGCAGCGATGAAGTTGCCTGGCACGAGAGACGTTGATGACGCTGCACCGCTTGTTCCAGATCGTGCTATGAAAGCCATGCAGGACATCGCCAAGGGATACGGAAAAGACGGATCTGGCGTTGATTTCATGGCGTCTTCACGCGAGATCGTCGCAGCCTTTGAGAACCACCGCGTTGTTGCGCTTCTGGTTGACGGCCGCTTTCCACGGTGGACAGACGTGTTTCCTTCACGCTTGGATACCGACGTTCACCAAATCGATATTGACCTGCTACTGCATGCAACTCGCGCTGCGGCGATCGTGACGACTGAACAAAGCAAAGGCGTCCATTTCAGTTTCAGAGACGGCAAGCTGACTCTTGCCGCCAAAAGCCATGACCTTGGCGAAAGCGAGGTTGAGGTTGAGGTAAACGATTTTGGGCACGCCGGCACAGTCAAGCTTGACCCTGGATTTGTAGAGGACGTACTGAAGGCGCTGAAAAACCTTGACGGCGAGCCGACAGTACAGGTGTCAATTGGCAAACCCGGCGACGCCGTCGTGCTTACGTACGGCGAGGACAGCGAGTACCAATCGGTCATCATGCCCCTGGCTGCGGAGTGACGCCATGCAACGAGCAAGCGTACCGGTGGCCGACCTCTTCCGGCTGTGGGCGGACCCATCGCTCACCCGGATGGAGGTGGCGCGTGAGTTGGGCGTGACGTATCGGAAGCTGACGACTCTGGCGAGCAGGCATCATCTCCCTAAGCGAGACGTTGTCGCCGTGCAGGACGACGACGGTGGACGGCCAGACGATTGGGGCGAGCCCGAGGCCGACGATTCGCTCGACCTGTCACCGTGGGTGCAGGGGCGGATTCGTGAGCTCGGGATTGTCGGCGGCTGCTGGCGGCGTGACGTATGAGCCCGTGGCTAATCGCACTGACCGGCGTGATCTACGTCTGGGTGGCCGGCGACCTGGCGTGGCATGGCAAGACAGGGCTGGCGATTGCCTACGCTGGGTACGCTGCGGCGAACGTCGGGCTGTACATGGCGGCGAAAGGGTAGCCTATTTCTGGCACATTGCTTGACGGGCAATACTCCAGAAATACCGTGACGGAGAACGCCAAGGATCAGGAGCGGCGAACTATGGACACTGACAACACGCGAGACGGTGCCGAGCCGTCTCCTGCATCCGCTGGTTCTCACGGGCTTTCAGAGGCCGAGATCGACGCGATGGAATACGTTGTTGTTGAGGGCCGTATTGCGAGCAAGCAGGACTACGGCGTCTTGCGTGCGCTGCTCGTCAGGCTGCGGCCAGAGTGGGCAACCAGCGGCGATCTTGGATTGCGACCAGAGGAAGGCGACCTGCGAAACGGTTCACCGGATGGACGCGAAACCGTTCAGTGAGAACCACTGATTCAACAGACCCGCCGATTTGCACCGCTCGGCCGCACGACGATGCGAGCCGCGATTACGCGGCACGATAACGCGGCCACACCCGCTGCAAGGCTGCGTGCCCCTCGTGCCACCATGCACGCATGCGGGCACTGGGAATTTTCCTTCTGTGCTGGGCGTCGTCGGCCTTCGCGGGCACGACCGACGACGCTCTCCCGGATGCCCGCTACCTCGCCTACGCCGAGGGGTTCCGGCCGTACACGGCCCGCATCATCGGGCTGCGGACGGACGGCACGACGCCGACGGGATCGTGCGTGCTGATCCACGACCACTGGGCGCTC